CTGTGGCGGCATATGAGCGGGCAAAGCGCGTGTTCGCTGAGGCTGAGCGGCAGGGGCGCGAGGGCGAGGACTTCCACGGTGAGCCGCTGGAGATCGAGCGGCAGAGCGGCAATCGGGGAATCCGCCAGGCATACGAGCGAGAGCGGGCCTATGGGGGGCGCTACTTCGTTGCTGGCATCTATCTGCCCTTGCTGCTGGACGGCAAGTGAAGAAACTGAAACTGCAGACGGCGCGAGTGTTCGTGCCGCTGCTGGAGCCTGCCCGCTACAAGGGTGGCTGGGGCGGCCGGGGGAGTGGGAAGTCTCACTTCTTCGCTGAGAAGCTGATTGAAGACTGCCTAGCCGAACCTGGCGACAACGCAGGGGAGGGCATGCGGGCAGTCTGCATCCGTGAGGTGCAGAAGGACCTGGCCCAGTCCTCGAAGTTGTTGATCGAGTCGAAGCTGTCGGCTCACGGGATCACAGAGGCAGACGGGTTCAAGGTCTACCAGGACCGGATTGCGGTCCCCGGTGATGGTCTGATGATCTTCAAGGGAATGCAGGACTACACCGCGGACTCCATCAAGTCCCTGGAAGGGTTCAAGCGCGCCTGGTGGGAAGAAGCGCAGACCGCAACGGCTCACAGCCTGAACATGCTTCGCCCGACGCTTCGTGCCTCGGGGTCGGAGCTCTGGTTCAGTTGGAACCCGCGGCGCAGGACTGATGCGGTCGACGTGATGCTCAGAGGGGCTGAGTTGCCCACAGGTGCAGTCGTCGTCCGGGCGAACTGGAAGGACAACCCCTGGTTCACCCCAGAGCTCGAGCAGGAGCGGCTGGACTGCCTGCGGATGCAGCCTGACCAGTACGACCACATCTGGAATGGTGGATATGTGACGGTGATGGCTGGTGCGTACTACGCCCAGTCGATCGCCAAGGCCAAGGACGAGGGGCGAATCGGCAAGGTCTCGGCCGACCCTTTGATGACCTACCGGGTGTTCTGCGACATCGGCGGAACCGGGGCGAGGGCGGATGCCTTCTCCATGTGGGTTGCACAGTTCATCGGCAAAGAGATTCGAGTTCTCGACTACTACGAGGCGGTTGGTCAGCCGCTGGCCACACACCTGTCCTGGCTGCGGTCTCGCGGCTACGACGAGAAGAAAGCGCAGATCTGGCTTCCTCATGACGGCTCGACCCAGGACAAGGTCCATGACGTGTCCTACGAGTCGGCCATGAAGGCTGCTGGCTACTCGGTGACGGTGATCCCCAATCAAGGCAAGGGCGCGGCTTCGGCACGGATCGAGGCTGGCCGGCGCCTATTCCCTTCGATGTGGTTCAACGAGGCCACGACAGACCCCGGGGTGTCTGCCCTGGGTTGGTATCACGAGAAGCAGGACGAGAAGCGAAACATCGGGCTTGGCCCAGAACACGACTGGTCATCGCACGCGGCTGATGCATTCGGCTTGATGTGCGTGGCCTACGAGGAGCCGAAGACGAGTCGGCCCCTGAAGTACCCAAGGATGAACAACGCATGAGCGGACCTAAGAAGCTCACTGACGAGGATGTGAAGAGCATCATCGACTCCGAATTGGCCACGGCCCTCGGTGTCGAAAGCTCCCAACTGTCCGAGCAGCGCCGCAAGGCTCTTGCGTACTACTACGCCGAGCCCAAGGGCGACCTGGCCCCGCCAGAGATCGAGGGACGCTCGTCCGTGGTGTCTCCGGACGTTCGCAACACCGTCGAATCGATGCTGCCTCAGTTGGTGGCTAAGTTCGTCGGTGGTGACAAGGTGGTGCAGTTCGAGCCCACCAAGCCGGGGGATGAACCCAAGGCAGACGCGGCGACGGACTACGTCAACCATCTGTTCTTCAAGAAGAACGACGGCCACAACATCACCGTGACCTGGGCCAAGGACGGCCTGCTGCAGAAACGCGGCGTGGTGAAGTGCTGGTGGGACACCCGTGCCGAAGAGAAGCGCGAGGAGTACAAGGGGCTGACCGACGTTGAGCTCGCCCGGGTGATGGACGACACCGAAGTCGAGATCGAGCCCCTGGAGCACAAGGCCTACCCGGACGAGGAAGAGATCAAGCGCCGCGAAGCGCAGATGAAGGAACTGACGGAGCAGTTGCAGAAGGCGGCTCAAGCTGCTCAGCAGCCCGGTCCTCAGCAGCAACAGGCCCAGCAGGCGGCGATGCAGATCCGGCAGCAACTGGAGATGCTGACCAGCCAGCCGGTGCCGATGCTCTACGACGTGGCGTTCAAGCGCTCACTCAAGGGCGGCAAGCTCACCATCGAGCCGGTGCCTCCGGAGGAGTTCATCATCTCCCGCGGTGCCAAGACCATCCGGGAAGCGCTGCTGGTCGGGCAGAAGTTCCAGCGTACCTACTCTGAGCTCAAGTCCATGGGCTACAAGGGCCTGGACCAACTGGCATCGGATGGCGCAACGGACGGGCAGGAGAACTCAGAACGCGCTGAGCGGTATGCGTTCGACGGTGAGGATGTCATCACCAACTCCCCGATGACGCAGGACATCTCCTCGCGCCTGTTCTGGGTGAAGGAGCTCTACCTTCGCGTCGACCAGGACGGCGATGGGATTGCCGAACTGCGCAAGATCGTCTACGTCAGCGGCAAGATCCTGGACAACGAGATCACCGATGAGGCGCCCTTTGCCTCTTGGTGCCCGGTGCCGATGCCGCACAAGTTCTTCGGGCTTTCCGCTGCCGACATGGCAATGGAAGGCCAGAAGGTCAAGACGAGCATCCGTCGTGCCCAACTGGACAACCTGTACCTGCAGGTCAATGGCCGCACCTTCGCTGTCAAGGGCAAGGTGGAGACGGACGACCTGCTGGACGTGCGCCCCGGCGGGGTTGTGCGGATGGATGCGCCTGGCATGGCTGGGCCGTTCGATCAGGCTCGGGGTGATCTGGCTGCGGCGTCGGCCATGATGGAGCAGGAGGAAGTCTCGCTGGAGAACTCCACCGGCTTCACCCGCTACTCGCAGGGCAACGACGGCAAGGGCCTGAACCAGACCCTAGGCGGCGTGCAGATCATCACGAACAAGGCGGACATGCGCCTTGACTTGATGGCACGCAACCTGGCCGAGGGGTTTGTCGAACTTTTCCGGCTCATGCTCAAGCTGGTCTGCCAGAACCAGAAGAAGAGCGAGGAAATCCGCATTGCCGGCGCGTGGGTTCCGATGGACCCGCGGGAGTGGACAAACCAGTTCGACATCGAGATCAACGTTGGTCTGGGTGTTGGGAACAAGGACCAGCAGGTCAACCACTTGATGGCCTTGCGTGGGCTTCAGGTCCAGGGTCTGCAGATCGGCACGGCCACTCCGAAGAACATCTACGAGCTCGACACCGAGATCGCCAAGACGATGGGCTTCAAGTCAGGTGACAGGTTCTTCAACGACCCGGTCAAGAACCCGCCTCCGCCCCAGCCGAACCCGATGCAGCAGCAGATGGAACTGGAGAAGATGAAGCTCCAGGGTCAGATGCAGGGCAAGCAGGTCGAGATGCAAGCCAACGCCCAAATCGAGCAGATGAAGGCGCAGTTTGCCGCCCAGCAGGCCGAGGCAGAGCGCACCTACAAGGCGCAACTCGAAGCCGCCAGCATGCAGATGCAGGCTGAGGTGGACACAGACCGCCAGCGCTCGGAGGCTGAGCAGCACGCGCTGAAGATCGAGAACGAGGCGCGCCTGGCTCAACTGAAGGCTGGTTACGAAGACCAGTGCCATCAACGGGAAATGGCATTCCAGCAGTGGAAGTTCGAGCAAGAGCAGGCCCAGGAGCGGTGGAAGGCTGAGTTGGACGCCTCCGTGAAGATCGAGTCGGCCAACATCTCGAGCAAGTCCAAGGTGGACGACCCTGCCACGCAGACGGCAACGCGGGAGATTGCTGCCGAGGTCACGCAGCAGCCCGACTTCTCGGCACTGACCACCGCGGCCCAGATGATGGCCATTGCAGCCGACAAGATGAGCCGCCCGCGTACCAGGACCATCGTCCGTGACGCTGCCGGCAAGGCAACGGGAATGACTGAGGAATAGACATGGCATCCAGCGCGATCACGCTCTACAACAAGGCCAAGCTCAACTTCTTCGGTGCTGGTGGCCTGCTGGCCCTCACCACCAATTGGAAGTTGGCCCTGCTGACCAGCACCTACACCCCCAGCGCTGGCGACAGCGGGCACGAGGTGTACGGCGACCTGACCAACGAACTCGCCACGGCGAACGGCTACACAGCAGGGGGCATCGCCCTTACGAGCGTCGCGCTGACCATGGCTTCGGGTGTGGTGAAGTTCACCAGCGCCCCGGCAGTGTGGACGGCGAGCGGCGGCAGCATCCCGGCCTGGCGGTATGGCGTGATCTACCAGGACACCACGGTCAACTCCAAGGTGAAGCCGCTGCTGGGCTACTTCATCGGCGACAACACGCCCGCGGACATCCCGGCGACCACCTCGGGCAACACGCTGACGTTCACCCCCAACGCGGCCGGCATCCTGACCGCAACGTAAGGAGAGGC